TAGTACAGCTTGTAGCTGTCGTGACCTGTCACCCGATATGTCTTGGTACTCAACGTGATCAAACGTCATGATGTACTTCTCATCAGGGTTGTCTAAGTTCTGTACCCCTACCTGTGTTAATGTATTAGTAGGTTCAAAGGGATCTAGATGTGTCTTACCTCCTCGTTTAGTTACTGTGTTCTCTACGTCTAGTACCAGTCTCATTATTAGAATAACTCCTTTTGTATAGGGGGATCTAAAAGATAACCATCCCATCCCCATTGTGATTTTAAATACTTTATAACTTCTTTAAAGTCTTCATCTGGATATGAACTCCTACCTAAGTTGGCAAGCCTTGAACATATAACAACAGAACCTTTTGTGTAGTCCGTTTCTAATCTATCTACACTCATAGATAAAGGATGAAAGGATTCCATTATCCATGCAGGATTTAACTCAACGTCAAACCAATGGCACTTGCAGTTTTGTACATCATAAAACATATGCATCAAGTACTCTGCTGTAAGATTAACTTCCTTTGTGTTTACCCTACCGTAATCAAGTGAACTATCTACACGAGTAGGTGAAGGTCTCGTTGCATTTGTAATAACATTTTTAAGAAGCTTCTTGAAGGGTTCTATCCTATTCATTATTGATGTCCTATCTAAGCTGAGTATCTGGCGGTGTCACCATCTAACTCAACTGTTACTCTACCGTGCCACCCACCTTGTAACTTATTCTTAGAAACAATCAAGTGTCTCTCAGGATCTTTCTCTCCACTGTCGAAGTCATCCCTGTTCTTACTGATGAGTATCATTAGGTCTGTCTCTGCCGCCTTGCCTGTCTTACTACCCTCAAGCATTGACTGGTCTACGTTGACTACATTCTGTGCTGACGCTGATAGCTGAGACATATAGAAGATAGCACAGCCGTACTGTTTAGCTATGTTACGTGCATAGATTGCCGCATCCTTTAAGTACACATCAGACTTGTCACTAGTACGTTGGGCAAACTTATCACCCATGTCTAGTACAACTATGTCTGGCTTGTACCCTTTGATGACAGCCTCGACCCACTCCATAGTCTTACCTGTTGTGTCCTTCAAGACTAACTGTTGGAGTACAGGGTTGTACTTCTGTGCCGCCTTCAATGGGTTAGCTACTATCTGTTTGCTTGTCATACCTGTTGCCGCATTCATGTATCGCTCACCTACCCTGTCGTATGATTCCTCATTGACTAGCACCATACACTTAGCACCTTGATTAGCGAACCCATTCTCTGAGGCTATGAGTGAGGCGTGGAAGGATGTCTTACCTGTATTAGGTCTAGCACCTACCATGATCAAGTGACCACCACTCACGCCCTCTATCCTACGAGCAAGGCTAGGGATATTAAACTTCCACTGTGCTTGTGTCTTACCTAGCTTCAGTAGTGTATCCATACTTATGTCATCCCAGTCTACCTTTAAGTTAGGCATGAAGTCATCTTGATAGCTAGAGATTATGTTACGTAACGCTTCCATGCTGTGCAACTTACCGTTGACGTAATCAATACCTATGTTAGCTACCTCTTCACCTACTACCCTCTGGAATAACTTGGACAACACATCGGAAGCTACGTCCTTACTTAAGGCTGTCTCTCTGTCTATCTTCTTGAACAGATCTCTGAAGACTTCCTTGTTAGCTGTAGTAAGTGTGCCGTTGTTAGCGAAGAACAAAGCCTCAAGTGTAGCTGGTGTAACTGATTGCTCATACTTTTCCATAGCGTACTCTAGTGTCTGCTTTATCTTACGTAAATCTTTAGTGAATAACTTATCGGGAAACCTTATACCCTTATGGTCTTCATAGAAATCCTTATCCATCATAGTTTTTATTAGTGCAAGTTCATGCATCATGTTGTGTACTCCTTCAATTTTATTAAGTCCTCTTCTGTTTTATATTTTATGTCGTCTTGTAGCATCATTGCCATAGTCTCAATCCCTGTCCACGATTGTATTTCTTTTCGATACTCAATACTTTTGTGAGTAGCATCAGGATCTAGTGCAACTATAATTCTAGTGTAGTCCTGTAAGTATTCCATATGTGTGTGATTAATATTTGTACCTAAGATAGCTATACCTGTGACATTTGGACACACCTTAGATACAATGATAGCACTGATAACATCCTCTACTATTACAGCTACGCCATTAGGTTCACCCATACACCTACTGAATACAGTAGCGTTACCAGTATACCTGAGCCACTTAGGTACAGAGCCATTGAGTGACCTACCTATAGCATCTATAACTTTATGCTTATCTCGTATGAGAAACACAACACGCTCATCCTTAACGTCATACATTACATCTAAGTATTCATTCTCTAAGCCCCACCTAGATACAAATCTATGGTAGTTAGTCTGAGAAGGCTCAGGGTATGTGATGTACTCAGGAATAGTATATGTCGGTATCGACACAGGCTTAGTCTCTTTTAGGTTAGATAACCTAGTAGCTATCTCTTCGGTAGTTAAGTTGATGGGTACAAATCCCGGCTTGAGTGAGCAACTTAGTTTGTAACAGTTGTACAACACAGCACTATCAATTTTTGTAGCTGTAAAAGAATTGCTACCATTACAGATAGGACAATCAGACCTGACCCCTACACCATCGGATAAGTCTAGGTCTTCAATGTATTCCTTAATGTTTATCGTCATTATTAAATCTCCTTTCTAGTGCAGTACTAGCACCACTGTATGTGTTAACAAGATAAGGCTTAACACTTTGAGGTGACTGGTGACCTGATACTTGCATGATACCAACCAAGTCAACCCCTGCTTCAACCATTTCAGTTATAGCTGTACGCCTAAGATCCCTTGCTTGTAACTCTTTAGGTAGATTAGCTTCGTCCTTTACCTCATTGATAAGTATATGTATTTCATCAATCGTATAGTGTGAGTAAGCCCCTGCCTTAGTTTCAGTGCGAGGTGCTACGTAGTCTTGGAAGTCAAAGTCTTCCTTCTGTTGTGCAAGCATCTTAATTAGATTGTCACTGATAGGTAAGTGTACATCCACGCCACGCTTACTTTGCTCTAAGTCCATACGTTTTTTATCGAAGCTAATGGAGTCCCATTTTAGTGTACGCATATCACCTACACGTTGACCCCACTCGTAAGACATATGAACTATCAACCCTATGCTACGCCACCTAAAGTTATTGTAAGCTGTATCTAAGAATAGCTTTACTTGTTCGGGTTGCCACATCACCTTGCGAGGCTTTGATTTAACCTTCTTAACGAGTGCCATCGGGTTGTGAGGTATAGCTTCATGCTTAATAGAATAGTTTAATATTATACTAACACAGGTAGATATATAGTTGGCGGCACGTATGCCTGAGTTAGCTAACCAATACTCATACGCTACAGTTAGATACTTATAGCGTACATCTTTTAGTTTTAAATTACCTAACATAAGATTGTCTGATACTTTAGTTGCACAAGCCTTAGTTAAGTTACTGCCGTAATCCTTCTGACTCTTGTACTTAAGAGAACAGAATGATGGGCTACCCCTATAAGAGTTACACGCTTGAGCGAAGGTTGATGTAGATTTAATCTGATGTTTCATAATACTCCTCTATTGTTATAGTTTTAATTCTAGTTGTGTTGGTGCTGTAATCTCTTGTGTTTTCCCACCTAAATGCCACCCATATTTTTTACTGTGATGCTGTTGTTCTGTATGTATAGAGTGACAGTTAGCACATATAAGTCTACACTTTCGCATTTCTTTTTTCAGTTCTCCTCTACCTGCACTCATCATTTTAGAAATCTCTGTAGTCTTATCGTGAGGGTTTATGTGATCAAAGTGTAATCCCCAAGTAGATTTGTTCCAACCACAAAGAGTACAGCCTAATAGTTTTTTATATCTATTAACAAACTTTCTATTTCTATCACTGTTTTGTTTCTTTTGCTTGGCTTTTTGCTTTCTCTGATTTTTCTTTGCTTTGTCTGTATACCAGTGTTCTCGTATACACGGCCCTATATGTGAAGGTCTATGATAATATTGATTAAATGTTTTGTTGTCTTGTTCTCTAGTATCTCCTTTTTTTAAGGTTAGTCCAATCTTTTTAGCAGTCTCAAAGCTTATATAAGTCTGTTGTTTTAATCCGGGATATTTTGTTTGCCACTCCCTGTACAGATCTGTTCTAAATTTATTCCATTTTATTTGTCTTTCTTTATCTTTTCTAGACATCTACTTCACCACTCTTAGATGTGACCTATCTTTCTTAGCTGGTACTCTATCTTTAAAGGAGTTCTTTATTATCTCCACTGATGCATCAGCCATAGCACATACCAATCGTACTGTCTCAACACGTAAGTCATTATACAAATCAGGATGTTCTTCCTCTAAGTCTAGCTCTGGCTGATCATTACTTATATAAGTAGTGATGTTGTGACAGTATGCTTCCAAGTGTTCCGCTACTGCCTCAGCAAATACATCAGATACTATTGGCATGAAGTGGTAGTCTTCCTCTTCGTAGTGAACTACTGCGTATAGTATTTCGGGTATGTCTTCATCAGTCATCTTCTTCTATCCTTTCTATTGTTATGTTGTCACTCAGTACGCCTGTCTGCCTATAGACTAGAGCATAATGATCAGCCCATAGAGCCATGTGTCTGCATATCTCATACGGATCACCCGAATCTATGAGTACGTTTGGTTCATTCATTGTGATGTTGTACTTAGGCATCAGTCTCCTCTTCATCGTCTTCTTCTACACAAAAGTTTACAGTGCGTAGACCCTCAAATGAATTGACTACCAGATAGTCAGTGGTAGGGCAAGTGTGTAACCATTCTCTGAATTGTTTAAGTGTCATCATCTTTCATCTCCTGTAGTTCTGCAACCACGAATGGGTCAAGGTAATTCTCTATGATAGTTAGCTGATCTTGGATATGTTCTACATCTGTTTCTAAAA